GTGCTAAGGACTACGGCAAGACTAGCGTCATTGAAGAATTAGAGGAATACAATCTTATAGACGTTAATGATCCGAATCGGGATAGTCTCAAGCGTTACGAGCAAAAGGATGGCAAGCTAGTGCTCGTTAATGTGGTTCCTCAGATCTCAAAACTGGACTGGTTATATGAGTGAGTTAGATCCTGTTCGAGATGCTCCTAAGACGGCGTGGGAGCGTAGGCTAGCCCGTTTCCGTAAAGAGCAGTCGGAACATGCTCGGGAAATGCGGCTATTAGCATTAGAGGATAAGGCCGCTACTGAGCAAGAGCCGTTTCGTGACCTGATGAAAAAGGTAGGACGTGCTTGATGTTTAGTTACTACGGGTCCAAGTCCAAAGTAATCCACTTATATCCGAGGCCCAAGTATGAGCACATCGTAGAGCCGTTTTGCGGTAGTGCTCGTTATGCGTGTCGTTATGGGCTAGAGCGGGAAGTGTGGATCAACGATGCTTATCCGGTGATTGCTAAGATATGGAGGTACTTGCAGCAGGCTACTTGGAACGACATTAAGGCATTGCCGGAACTAGCCCAAGGACAGTACATAAGCGACATTAAGAGCCTCACTTTAGAGGAAAGGTGGTTGCTGGGGTTCTTAATAGACGATGGTGCTTTTGACCCTCGTAATAAGGTGTGTGGTTGGTCTGCACAAGACAACCGTACCGCTCGGTTTAAGCGAAGGATTAAGCCGCTGCTAGGAAACATCAGCCATTGGGTTATCACTAACCTTCCTTACGAGCGTGTTGTCTTAAAGTACCCCGGCAGTTACTTTATCGATCCTCCTTACCAGAGTGATAAGAGCAACAGCTACAAAGTTAAGAACGACCGCAATTTCCACAGCAAACTAGCGGAGCATTGTTACGGGCTTGAGGGGCATGTGATTGCTTGCGACGGAGACAAGGCGGACTGGTTGCCATTCACAATATTGAGGCGAACGCGAGCACGGATGCGGATGCGGACGGATCTTATATGCGTTTTAGAGGATGGTGAGGTTGTGCGGGGTAAAGACCCTAGCCATAAGACAAGCTATGTCGGTGCTAGCATGGACTGGTTACAAATAGACTAAGGTAAGGAATCTCACTTCTGTCAAGAAGGAACAATCATGTCGAAACCAAGAGTTACAGTTAAGCAGTTAGCATCCAGGATAGACGAGATTGATTTGATTATGAATCAGATCAAGACCGCAATCAGAACTAACCCCGACATAGCTAGCGTTGCTAGCGGCCCGCAACCTTACGCTAGGTCTGTCGATGCTGGTGCTAGTAGCACAAACCCTAGTGGTGGAGTCCGTAGTGGTGCTAGTGTCAATAACGAGAACGGGGACAGCCGGGAGTGGGGTCGTTGGCAGTTAGATGCGCTTGTTAGTAATGCGTTGACGATGCGGCAACAGCTAGTCGAGCAGCTAATGGACCCTCGTCGGGACATTGATGAGGAGTGTGGCTACCCTAAGCGGATCGACATTAACGTCTATAAGTGGTTGTTTGATCGTGATCCGATTGCTAACAGGATTGTTCACTTGATGCCGGTGGAGTGTTGGAAAACTCCTCCTGTTGTTTTTGAGGAACAAGACAATAACAAGCAGACCGAATTTGATAAGAGTGTGCGGGCGCTTAATAAGACGATTCGCGGTAAGAGTTGGTTTCGGGACGACGAAGGAAACCCTATATGGGAGTGTCTCCGAAGGGCCGACGTAATCAGTGGCATCGGCACGTTCGGCATTATCGTACTAGGCATTAACGACGGGTCCGACCTTAGCGAGCCGGTTGCCGGAGTAGAGGAACACTATACAAGGCCTGTAGTATCCGCCAGCATTAAAGATACTGCCGCCGGGGATACCGACCTGGACGAGGAAAATCGTCGAAGGCTAGGGCTTAATAAGGGCGACGACGAGGCCGTTATATCCTCTAAGTGGGGTGTTGAGGAGATTGTTTACAATCAGGATAGTTGGCCGGTCTATAACCTGGACATAGATCGTAGTAAGCAGTCGGGCGTTGAGTTAAAGTTTGTGCGGGCGTTTGACGAATCCTTAGTGCAAGTAGTTACTGAGGAATCTAACCCAACGTCGCCCCGGTTTGGACAGCCTGTGCATTATGCGGTTACGTTTAATGACCCTAATACCCGGATCAGGAATGTTAGTGGTACGGCTCTAGCTACCACTAAGGCTCACTGGACCAGGGTTATCCATATCGCGGACAACAATGATACGGCTGGTTCTAGCGAGGTCTATGCTACGCCCCGACTACAGTCCGTCTATAACCGGGTTTATGATTTGCAGAAGTTGCTTAGTGGCAGTGCGGAAATGTACTGGAAGGGGGCGTTTCCCGGTTACAGTTTGGAGACTCAGCCGCACTTAGATACCGAGATTGATGCCGCAAGCTATAAGGACCAGCTAGAGAACTGGCAGAATGGGCTACAGCGGATTCTTATGTCGAGTGGACTAACTCTCAAGAGCCATAGTCCGCAAGTGGTTGATCCTAGTAAGCAGGTTGATACTCACATCGGCATTATCTGTATTAAGAAGGGCGTGCCTAAGCGTATCTTCATGGGGACGGAGCGGGGCGAGTTATCCTCTAGCCAAGATACGAGTATGTGGAATGATCGCTTACGAGACAGGCAGATAAGTTATGTCACTCCGCAAATTATAGTTCCGTTCTTTGATAGGTTGATTCTGATCGGGGTGTTGCCCGAACCTGAAAATGGCTATAGTGTGGATTGGCCGGACTTAGGCTCTATTGACGATGAGACTAAGGCTAATATTGCTAAGACCCGCACGGAAACTCTTATTACGTTCCTTAATGGGAACGGCACGGAGGGGATGGTCTTAGAGGATTTCTTGGTTTATATAATGGAGTTCAGCGAGGAAGAAGTCTTGTCTATGCTGAAAAGATTAGAGGATGTGCAAGACGAGGATGAGGACGACTTCGACGAGCAAGACACTAGCGGCGAGGACTCTAGCGAACAGGGCGACGGTAACGGCAAGGATGCGCAAGCCGATAAGAACGGCAAGGATTCGCAACCAGACGACGCACTAGACAAGAGGAATCCTGCTAATGTCAAAAAAGAATAAGCAGTACCATCGGGGGTATACTCCTACGCAAGAGCAGATCCGTAAGGAATGTGCAAAGATTCTTGCAGAGCGGTTTCAGGACGGGAATGTTAGTAAGGACTATAATGTCCACAAGAACCCTAAGCAGCACGCTATCAGGGTGTGTAAGTATCGCGGCAAAGAACCCCTAGCGGAATCAGAGTAAGGGCAGATCAGGAATGGCAAGAACTAAGATAGATCCGATCAGACAAGACCCTACAAGAACCAAGGTCTTACGGGAGGGGTTTGCTCGTGAGTTACGACGGAGGTTCGCGCGTGTTAGAAGGGCAGTTCGTCGGTTAGTTGTGGTCGAGGACGCCTTCGCACTAAGGGCCAGTAATGCTGGTTCATTGGGCCGGTTGCCTAAGTTGTCCGGGCTAGCTGTTAATGTGAGGTTTCGGGGGCTGAGTAATCGCCGGAAGCTGGACGCCTTTAAGGACTGGATTAACGACCAGCTAGACTTGTACGTTTTAGAGGATAGGCAAGGACTCCAGAACTATACTGATCGGGCCTTTGTGCGGGGGCTGGAAAAGGGCTATAATCAAGTAAGGTCGGCGGAACGGGTGTTAAGGAATGAGGTGGCGTTTTCGGCGTCTCGGTTAGAGTTCGTGAGGATGGCTCTAGCTAGGGACAACATAACGGACCAGTTGGAGTTTCTAGGGGGGCGGGTTTTCACTTCGTTGAAGGGACTAACGGAGGAAACTGCTAACAGGCTTACGTTTATTATGGCTGAGGGATTAGCTACAGGCCAGACACCAGAGCAGATTGCGGTAGAGATAACCAAGTCGATTAACGGGTTCACTATGAACAGGGCCAAGATGATAGCCGAAACCGAAATTGTGAGAGCTAATGCGGAGGCACAACTAGACGCACTAGAGCAACTAGGCCAAACCCGCGTTAGTATTGTCCGAAGTGTAAGCCGCTCGACGGGATTGTGCTTAAGATTAGCGAGGCTCGCGGACTAATCCCGAGGCATAATTTTTGCCGATGCAGCTATTTGCCCGCTAGCAGGATCAAGGCTACCGAGGGACAGATTAGAGGAAAGGGTCCGGTAACATCGGCCATTGACCGATCTATTAAGAGTGAAATTCCGGCCGGTAGTAAGCGAACCGCCAAGACTCAAAGACGCCGTAGCCCTTGGAGCGGTGCTGGACGAACCATAACTAGCAGACGTAAACCTAAGAAAAAGACGTAGCGTTCTAACGATACTAAACCCCGCTTTTGTGAGGAGCCTGATTATGCCGACTTACACGGACGTTGAGTTGCGGATTCTGGATGAACTACACGATGGTAAGCCCCATCGGGTTAGTGATTTGTGCCAAGTCATAAGCCCGACAGCAACGCCGTCATTGTTGCGGGTGCATCTATGCAACATGCGTAAGCGGATGCAACCGGCCGGACAAGACATTCTCCCGACTATAGTGAACCGAACCACTTACTACATTTGGGTTAACCTCATTTCAACAGGAGAAAACTAATGAAGCGCAGAACACTACTCAAAACACTTGCATCGTTGTTGCCGTCCGCAAAGCTGTTTAGTGCTAGCTATTGGGGGACTGCTACTTCTGAACAAATACCGCCACTTACGGAACATAACTTAGAGGATATGTCCGGCTGGTGGGATATTGCTAGAGCTAGAAATGCCGGGCTAACCCCGCTGGATTTGTATGATGCTAACGGCGACTTAATTAAACGATCCGTGGTAGGGTTTGATCTAGACACCGGCGAGATTGAGTCTGTAGTGTTTAGTTATCCAAATCAAAACGAGTACATAACAGGTTCTACTGATTATTGTGGACGCCCCGGATCTAGGCCAGTTATCAAGAATGGGAGAGTAGTTACGCTAAAAGAGAAGCTCCCCGTGCCACTAACCATAAGGCAGATAGACGCGGATACCGTACAAAGACGACGACGCGGCAACTGGACATAACGAGCACGCTGCTATTGTCGGTGCGGACAACGTCCCTTAATGCTAGGGGTTAAGGGGCTTTTAGTTGCTAAAACTGACCGTAAATAACGGCGTTAGGGGTGTTTGTTATCCTCTAAGTTATCTACTATTGGGGCATGCCGATACATGTTCTAGTAGAGAATCGTGCTCTGAAATCCAAAGTACGAAACGAAGTCCTTAACGGACGCAGCTATCTTGTTGCGCCCGTAACGCTAATTGTTCCCGGTGTGCTTAATGGGAACCAAGGACCGCTCTACTATCCGCAGGACGAGGTAACAGCCTCCCCGCATATCTGGAACGGCACGCCGATCATCCTGGAGCACTCGTATTCCCCCCAAGGGGAGCCGATTAGCGCTAGAGATCCTGCTGTACTGAATACCCAAGGGTTAGGGTATGTCTTTTCCTCTAAGAACAAGGACGGTTCTGCAAAAGCAGAAGCGTGGTTCGATGTGGAGATAACTAATAGCCGGGATGCTCGTTTATTAGAGGATATTCGCAACGGCAATCCTGTGGAGATTAGTACGGGGTTGCTTACGGATAATGACGGTGTTTCAGGGGTGTACCAGGGGATTGCTTACAACGCTACAGCACGCAACTATAGGGCGGATCATTTGGCGATTATCCGGCAGGGTAAGGGGGCGTGTTCTGTTGTTGATGGTTGTGGCGTTAATAATAAGGGCGAGGGCGGTGAGGGGCTAACAACTGAAACTAAACCTAAACAGAATGAGGGAAGTGCTATGCCGTTGACTAAGGAACAGCGGGACCAGTTAGTTACGACGTTGGTTGCTAACTGTGACTGCGACAAGACCAAAAAGTCCTTTCAGGATATGACCGATAATCAACTAGAGCTTATCGGGAATGCTATGGACGTATCCTCTAAAGAGGCTGCCGCTAAGGCGATCGAGGACAAAGAGAAGGAAGAAGAAGAAGAAAAGAAGAAGATGACCGCAAACAGTAACACTACACCCATCAACAACACTACCAACACCGCTACCACTAATAGTAGTGCTGCTAGTGGGGCTGTGCTTGCCGGCATGTCTTATGATGATCTTGTGAGTAAGATCAAAGAGGACATGAAAGCTACTCACAACGAGACCACGGACAGTAATGAGTGGTTTAAGAGCGCTCCTCCTGAAATTAAGCGGATGGTGGATAACGCTGTTCGTGTTGAGCAGCAAGCTAAGCAAGGCATCATCGACCAGCTTACAACTAACTTGAGCGGTGACGTTAAGGCGGCTACTGCTGAGAGGTTGGCTGATAAGGACTTGGACGATCTTGAGTTGATGCTTAATCTGTCCGGTAAGACTCAGCGTGTCACTAATTGGAGTGCTGCCAGTGCTCCGTCTACGTCGTCCGGGGTTCCTAACCGGCAGGGGGGGCATCCTACCGTTAATCGTGAGGCGATCTTGCCGTTGCCTAGCATGAGTGACTACGAGTCCGAGGCCGGGTAATGCGTAACTAATAAGCAATTCATGCCCCGTTAGGGCGTGGATTGAAACGAATACACCGCTACGTTTTTGAAAAGCTAGCATACTCCAACACGAGGATATTGAGATGGCGAAGGGTAATGAAATCATTGTTACCGCTAACGACATTCGTGGCGTTTTCTATGAGGGACTAATCAAGACGGCTGCTAAGCCCGGTACGGTCTGCATGATCGACGTGTCGGAGGGGATGGACGATAACGGAAACATCGCACAATTCGAGGTGTTTGGTTACGGTACTGACGGCGAAATGGGACCGTTGTTTATCCTTCTGCCCGATAGCCTTCGAGGACAAGATGCTGTTACTGCTTATAATGCGGGGGATTGGGCGTTCTTCTATGTGCCGGCGTCGGGGGAACAGCTTAACCTCTTGCATGAGAATGTTAGCGGTACGGCTGATGACGTTGCGTTCGGGGACAAGATGATTGTCGATAACGGTACTGGTAAGCTCAAGGTCACAACGGGTAGTCCCGAGGACGAGCCGTTTGTGGCATTGGAGGCTCTTGTTGATCCTACAGCCGATCAACTCTTGCATGTTATGGTCCGATAATCGGGGCTTATTACATCGGATAAGCTTGCTCTCGCCTCCTTCGCGGGGGCGTGGATTGAACAAACAAACACAAACTTTTGCGAGGAATAGCTAAATGTGGACTGATTACATCATCAACGGACAAGCTACCGGGGAAATCGGCAGCATGTTAGAGGGTTGTCGGTTTGATCCTGGGCTGTTGCGGCCTTATAAGGATACTGATTCCGGGGTTGCTTGCGTCACGATGAATACCGGACGTAAGACGTACAATAAGGAAAAGAACCAGTACGTTCCTGTGTTTGAGCAAGTTCCTATTCGGGAGCTTGTGGCTAACGGGATTGAAAGCCCTGTGTTTAATGCTACTACACTCCGTAAAGACGAGTGGCTTGAGATGGACCGCAAGGTTCTAATGGCCGCTCGTCAGCGGCTTAGCGCTTGGTCTGATCTTGAGAAGTCCAATAGCTTTGGCGGATTTAACGGCATGGGGACCATGATCTTAGAGCATGAGACCATGAGTGATCCCGGCGAAGCAATGGTGGATATGGAGGGTGTTACTGAGGGGCGGACGGACACTCCTCGATTCCAACTTGAAGGTTTGCCGTTGCCGATTACGCACGGTAACTTTTGGGTTACTCGTCGTCGTTTAGAGGTTAGTCGGCGGGGCGGAACTCCCTTCGATAGTTCGATGGCGGAAGCGGTTACTCGTCGTGTCGCTGATCAGATCGAAAAGACTCTGATCGGTACTGCTACGGGGATAACTTACGGAACTGCTGCGGACTATAGTAACGCTCCGACAGTGTATGGTTACACTAATCACCCGGATCGTGTTGTTAAGACCAACATGACCGCTCCAACGGGTACTAACGGAACGACCGTCTTGAGTGATTGGTTGGCTCTCCGCGATGACTTGTACGACGACCTTCATTACGGTCCTTACACAGTTTACACTAGCACCGATTGGGACCAGTACCTCGATAACGAATTCAAGACGAACTCCGATAAGAGCTTGCGTCAGCGGCTCCTGGAGATCGACGGTATTAGTGCCATCAAGAGGCTGGACTTCCTCACTAATACTTTCACTGTGCTCTTTGTGCAAATGACGCCCGACGTTGCTCGTGCTGTTAATGGTATGGAGTTGACTACGGTACAGTGGGAATCAATGGGCGGAATGAAGATTCATTTCAAGGTAATGGCAATCAAAGTGCCTCAGATCCGTAGTGACTTTAACGAGCGGTCTGGTATCGGTCACGGTACTACTACGTAAGTCACGACAGGCGGGAGTGTGTAAAACTCACTTCTGCTGGAGGGTAGTTAGTTTGTTGGCGAGGCTAACTACCCTTTTCTCACAACTGAAATCTAGGAGCGAGATAATGACAACCAAAGAGACAATCAGTTACCTTGAGGCCGCTATTGCCAAGATCGAAAAGAAGGACGAGGATGGCATGGAAGCTATCCTGCTTCGTAAGGCGCTAGCTTACCACAAGAAACCTACGGTCGGCAGGTTCAAGGTACTTAGAGGAAAGCACTGCGAGGGGTACAGCGTTACTAAGGGGTCGGAAGGTCCAGTAGTTACGGTGAACCGTTACCGTAAGAATGACATTGTTGACTCTAAGTCGGATTTGAGTGTGTTTAATCAGCCTGGTGCTCGCAAGTATGAGCAGTTGCACGCGGTAACTAGCGTCACTCAAGAAGAATTAGAGGATACCCCGCATCCTGTTAAGGACACTGAGTTGACTCCACAAGAGTCCAAGGACTACGAGACGCTTAATGCTCTCACTGTTCCTGAGCTAGAGGAGTATGCTGTTACAGAGGAGGTTGATATTAGTGGTCTCAGGAAAAAGGACGAGATCATTCGGGCTATCCTCAAAGAACTCTCTGTAAGGGTCTAGTATGTCCAGGGTAGGCGATAGTGCCGTGAGGGATTTTCTGTCGGGGTCTGCTATCAGGCTAGATCCCTTATTTAAGACAGACCCGCACATCCGTCGTGCCGCAAAGCTAGTCCAGCATATAGAAGCAAACGACGACGTTGGACTACTGGACGAGGAGGACTTGTTTGAGATAGAGCTTACACTGTCTTGCGGTTTCTGTATGCAAGTAGATCAAGGGCTTTATAGTCAAAGGTCTACGGGGGGCAGGCAAGGGGCGGGGGCGGCGTTTCAGACGGGCGTTGGTGGTCTAGGGCCGTTCGAGACTAACGACTTGTTAAGGACGGCGATGGGGCAAGACTTTACCGGAACTTTGGCTAAGATCAACACTGAGGCAAAGCACGGAAGCAAAAAGGCTACTCTTAACTGGATGGGTAAGCCTCCCTCAACACAAACCGACTACATCGACAGAGACTAACGTCCGCTAATGCCTGCGTTTGAAACAATCGACCGTAACGACGACGCGGTTATATGGGCCGCATTAGCTACGGGAAATCCTAGTGACTTCGATGAGAGTGGAGAACGTAAGGTTTCGGCGGGAGCAGCTATTAAGGTTCGGTGGAGTTTTGTCAATCGTGAAGCAGTAGACCCTAAAGGTAACACCATAGCTATTGACGTTGATTTGATAGTCAATCAGGATGTTACTATCGGGAGTGTGTTTTGGCTAGGCTTGTTGAGTGCCTTGCCTTCACCTGTTACTGACGTTACTAACCTATACCAGTGCGTTACTTTCGAGAAACTGGACGATCTTAGAGGAAGGGTCTCCAAACGTAGCTGCGGGTTAGTTAGGTATTCCAATGACCTACCAACGATAGTCTAGGGCTGGGCGTTTATGGATATCCCCGAGAAGCTGTGGGAAGCAGGAATTTCAGCGGTACTCCTTTCTGTGGTAATTATTGCTGGCCTCAAGTATGGACTACCGCACTTACTGACACAAATAGAGCGGGAAAGAGAGGTGTCTAATGACCGGCTTAAGATGTTGCAAAAATCCCACGAAGACCAGCTAACGACAATCACTAACGAGTGGCATGAAACTCGCGCTTGGCTAGATCAGAAAAGTGACTCGTGGAAGCAAGGGCTAGAGAAACTAGATGCTTCTGTCTGTAGACAAACTGAGGTAATTCAGAAGGAAATGCTTAGGAACAGGTCTGCTATACCTGATAGGATGGTTGAGAGGGCCGAAAAGAAACTGAAAGAAATCACCGAACAAAAGGAGCCAAGAAATGTTTAAGAGCATCACGGCAGCACTTACATTACTATTGATTTGTAGTAGTGTTTGTCTTGCAGACACTATTGTGATTCAGTCTGACGGATCGGCCTTATACTACAGGGGTGAAACTACTAGCAGTCCTGTAGTTGTTCCTTCGTCGAGTATCTTCTATCCGCCGGGATATACGCCTGATCCAGACGATCCTGATAGCCCGGACGACCCTAACGATCCCGATCCTCCTGATATTAACGACCTATCCTCTAAGATTGAGGCATGGGCTAACGAAATTGATGATCCGGTAACGGCGTTGTTTTTGTCTAAGGTCTATGCGGCTTTAGGCGATAAGATTGTGGACGGGACTATCGACCACGATACGGACACAATCGACGCTGCTATAAATGCTCTGGTTGAGGAAGCTGTCAAGAAGTCTCCGTCTAATAAAGGCGAGGACGATGCTTGGAACAGGTTTCACGACGAGAAGGTAGCCTTGGAGTTGTTTCAATTGCTAGTGGCTAATGACCGGGCCTTGAGTAAGGACGAATGGCACTCGTTTTGCGATGACGTTTCAGACGGACTAAGAGCCTCTAGTGAGGGGGCGGCAATCGACGAGATTCTTCGGCAGCTAATGGATATCCTGGTTCAAGTGCTTATGGAGTTCTTGCTTAACTGGCTCGATGACTTGGCGGTTATGCCTAACGTGAAGGGGCCGGTCTATGTCTAAAAAATCAACAAAGGTACTGAAAGCTACTTCTGACAAGAAGGCTAGACGTAGACCGGCTAGATCAAATGACGTTAAGCGGGCGGTAGCTGCTGAAACCAGTCACTTTGAAAAGCCCGCACTAGAACACGCCAAGAAGTTCCTGGTTAGCTACGGTTATCTTCGTTCCTCAGAATCCTCTAAGGTTAAGGATTGGGACGACATAGCACTAACCTCAGCGTTGGCTAAGTTTCAACGGTTTGACGCCAACGTAGCTAACCTCAAGGAAATGACGGGGGAGCCGTTATTAGCTAATGGTGTTTGGGGGCCGTCAACTTGGCTAGTGATGAATATGCCCCGTTGCGGAGAGAAGGACTTTGAGAATGGAGAACCTTTACACGAGCGAGCATTAGGGGATGGCGGCTGGAATTCTTGTCTGGTCCAAGGCGAGCACGGGGCTATTGTAGACGTTGTAATGTCTACGATACCAAACCATGTTAAGCCGAACTTGGTTCAGATTCACACTAACGTACAATACTCATTTGCTCAAGTAGGTAATCTGTTCAGGTTTCGCAACAGTTCTACCAAGAAGGACTTGCTTACAGGAGAAGTCTTAGAGGGACGTACTCAGATTGTAGCTAGCTATACCCGAGGGAGCGGGTGGATTGGGCTAGCGCTGGTTGGTCCTTTTGGATGTAACCAAGAGGTCTGGTGTCGTTACGATAACCGTTGGAATCCTGCTAATCTTGTACGGGAACAAACAACACTCTGGAAGCATGAGCTAGGCCATAACTGTGGCTTGCGTCATGGAGGTAGGGTTATGAACGCGACCTTACTTGCAGGGCTTCCTATTGAGTGGGAACCTAACGATTCGTCTACACCGATCCTTAACCGTTACTTCGGAGGCATCCCTGTAGACATTCCGGGCACTAATCCAGACGATCCTAACCCACCAACTCCTCCTGATAACGGTGACTGGCCGGGGATAGGCAAACCTCTAAGTAACTCGTTTGAGTTGTTTAATGGTAAGCGGGCGGTCCTTATGAGTATGGGAGCAAACTAGTAATGCAATCTAGAACACAAACACACCTAACACTGTCAGCAATCGCCTTAACGGTAATTCTCGCTAGCACAATACTGGTAACAATACCGTCTAGTGGTTATGGTGGCGGGCCTGTTGCGGACTTGTTTGCACAACTAGACAACCAAACAAGCCAAGCAGAGGAGGATACTCGTCCTGTAGTTATCGGTAACACTATCAGAGGTTGTCCTGCTTGCGTCACTTATAAGGGGCAGGGAGACCGAGGGCTACCTTTCCGTATTGTGTGGCGTGAAAACTACGAATTTAGCGAGACTTACCCGGTCTTTCAGTACCCGCACAAGGATGGCAGGATTTACCGTCACTGGAATCATACGCTCGAAACTCTACTAGAGTCGTGGGGACTCGACGCAATCAATACAGCGGAGTATAAGACTCTTATTGAGGCTGAGTTAGAGGATGACATTATCACTTACGAGGAATTCCAGGAATCGCAAGAACAAGACCAAAGACGAGGAACTAACCCACAGCCGTCGTCTGACCCTTCTTTAGAGGATAGCACTGTAGGAATTTGTTGCTGTCAAGGCAAGTTTGCAGACCGATGTATGTGTATTAGTGAAATGCGTAGCGGGATTCGTCGTGGTCCTTGTGGATGTAGTTCAACTCAAGGAACCAGACACTACTTGGACAACAACCAAAGAGCGACAGTTGGGCCAGTTCCCGATAACGGCAGACCGCATCTAGTACCGTTACTACCAACTACGTTACAAGCGGGAGGTACTACACAAGCAATACCATACTGCCCTAACTGTCAGCGTAGCCACCAGTAACTAAGACTCAACTAGAAAACACCAGGAGGCACTAATGCCTAAAGGACTCTTGTTCTGGATCTTAATGATATTGTGGGCCGTGCTGGGTATTTACCAAGGTCGGCCTAACGATGGCAAATGGAATTGGGGCGGGGTTGGCGGCAGCTTACTACTGTTCGTGCTCTTGTTTTTGTTAGGGTGGGGTATTTTCGGTTTCGCAATCAGGTAACTAGGCAAGCGATGATACTAGCACAAGAGGGCATTATGGTCGATCTGACGACGGTCATAGCCTTAGTGGGCGTGCTCGGTAGTACGATTGCGGTACTGTTCAAACTGTTGGTCATGGACAAGGATGCGGCAAGGGAACGGGCGGAAAAACGGTCACAAAACATGGCCGATAGCCTTGAAAAGATTGCGTCCGAGGCCGTTAGGAAACAGCTACTGTATGCCAACATGTACCGGCAGAAAGTCGGCATGGAGCCGATCGTGCCGGTTGAGGATGTGATACCGGAATCGTCCAGCCCGCCAACGCACGACCAGTACATTATGGGCCGGATAGCCACATTGCGGGCCACGATGGCGGCGGTGGAGCGGGAAATGGAAACGGGCAGTGAGACCTGAAAAACGGATAGCACAAATGGCAGACAATATCGATCACGAATACGTCTACCCCACCGCCGACGAACTTTCGCAGGCGAAGCACAACCGCGTTGCCAAAGGTGAGCGCTGGTCGCAAGACGCTCCAGCCGACTCGCCCTATCTGCTGATCGGCCTCAAGACGGC